GATACCTACGGCCGTGCCTACCATGAGAACAACTGGTCGATAAGCTACACTCCCGATGCGGACCAATACGTTAACACCGATACTACCTTAGCCCGTTACCTTGATTCCGAATTTCCGGAATACGGCAGCTTGGATAACTTCATTTTCATGTTCCTGCCTCCACTAAAGCTGATGGATGCAATGGGAGTCGTGGCGGTCATGCCGCACGAATTGGATACGGTTGAGATTGATGGCGAAGAGGTGCTTAACCCCGATGAACTGGTTGATCCATACACTAAGTTTTACCATACCACTAGGGTTTTGGCTTTCGATGAGGGATATGCAGTCATCGAGAGTGAGGAGCGCAGTGAGGTTGAATACAATAATAAGATGGTCATGGAGGGGGCGGTGTTTCTGATATTCGATGACCAATGGATATATAAGGCAATCCAAGTAGGCAAGAAAGTCGATAACCAATTCGAGATAATCGAATGGTTCAACCATGCCACAGATATGCTTCCAGTCAAGCGAGTGGATGGCATCAGCATTCAGATTGACGAAACGATGATGCAGCAGTCTCCGTTCCTTTATGCTACCGACATACTTGATGAGGTGCTGTTAGATTCAGCTTTACTGCGTGGAATCAAACCTACCTGCACCTATCCTTACCGGGTAATGATTGGTGACCCTTGCCAGTTCCAAATCAGGATTGATGGGGAGAACCTGACCTGCGATGGCGGTTTCCATTACAGGCATGACGGCACCAAGACGCTCTGCCCTGATTGTAACGGCACTGGCATGAAAGACCGCATCAGTCCTTATGGAACGCTGCTAATCAAGCCGCAGACATCTACCACGGCAGGAGATAACATCAGCCCAGATTCGGCTATATTCTATGCAGCCCCATCGACTGAAACGCCTCGACATGTATGAGTGGTGCATTGATATGATTGGCCTTATGCGCTACGGAGAGAATTACCGCAAGCCAGTGATTAAACGACCTGTGAATTACGACTTCTACCTTGAGTCGGATTATCTGGCTCAGATTAACGAAGCCATCGCAGCCAAGCAGCCGCCGTTTGTGATTCAGTCCATCATATATAAATACTTGCAGACCCTATATTATCCTGATGTCCAAGGCCAGCAGATATTCAACCTGATTAGCCAAGCCGACCGCTTGCTTACAATGACCTTGGATGAGATTAACCTAAAGCTATCAAAAGGATTGGTAGATAAATGGGAGGTCGTTCTGCACGATTCGGCTATTAATCTGGTTAATACCTTGATGATGGAGAACCCTGCATTCTTTGAGCAGGACTTCGACACCCAGCTTCAGCAGTTGGTAGCCAAGGCCAAGGAGATATCTGGTGCCATTGCCTTGACAACACCTAGCGGATTCAACGCTCAGAACCTAGTCAGTAACATCGTAGCAGGCATCTAATGGCAACGCTGAGTGAGCTGATAGCTGAGAAAACGCGGCGGCTCACAACCGTTCCGGATGCTTATTTGACCGATGTTGAAAGGGCGCAGAAACGGCTTTTCCCTCAAATAGTTGACATACTTCGTCAGCTCTCGGTCGATTCGGCTGGCAATATTATTCTAAACGCAGCTAACCTGACCTTGGCATCCGATGTCAAGGCATTGGTTCAGGACATATTAAGTCAGTCGGAATATATCACGGCAGTTCGGGAGTTTGCCTCGCAGATGACTGAGCAAGGCAAGGTCAGTAATGAGCTATTTGCTAAGGCCTTTGATGGCTTTACACCGCGACCGATTGCTGAGGCATTGCTAAAAACTACTGGCAAGCTATTACAGTATAACAAGCAGATTGCCCACGATACCTTTGCCATCGCCGACAGGAACTACACCAGTGCGGTCAGTGAGGAACTGGAAGCGGAGTGGTTCTTTTATTCGGGCAGCGAAATCGAAACAACTAGGCCGTTTTGTTCCGCTAGACATAATGAATATTTTTACTATCGGGAGATTGAGCAATGGCCATCAACGGCAGGGGATTGGGCAGGTAGGATACCTGGCACTAATTCAAGCACTATCTATTCCTATGCAGGCGGTTACAACTGCCGTCATTCAATAATACCCGTATCTATTCGCAGGGTGCCAGAATCAAAGATTCGTGAGGCCATTACAAAGTGGGGTTTTGAACCCACTGAAACAGAAGCCGAACTACTAGGGCTATAAATCCTTATTCCTAGTTCTGTATAAATCAAAAGCAATCAGCAGCAGACAACCGATAAATAAAGCTAGATTCATGGTATCGTCTTAAAAAACATTTTAGGTTATTTTTGCAATATGGACCACATAAAGAAAGCAATGAGCATGAAGACTGGCAGGGTTGCCATGCTTCCGCCTCAGATCTACAACAACCCTTTACGGATGGCATCGGGTCAATGGGTGCTGATTGAACAGCCCCAGGTAGATAGTACACCTAACAACACAACGGCACCGGCTGAGTCGTTCCTTGATACCTTTACATCGGAAGAACCGACCGCCGAAGCACCAAAGAAAAAAGGTCGTAAACCAAAATCAAATAATAATGATAGACCTGAAGCAGCTGAATGAGTTCGCTGGAATCGAAGCTGAGAACTTCGACCAGTTCAAAGAGCAATTCCAACAGAAGTTTGTACTTAAAGAGAACGTAGTCAAAGACCCTGACCTGACTAGCCAAATCACCGGCAAGGTGATGGGTAGCCAAATGACCAAGATTCGCCAAATGTTTAAGGAGGAGGGAGTTGAGTTCAGCGATGAGGAGACCAAAACAATAAAGAAAAACGAGGAGCTATTCAACCTTGGTTTGTCCAAGGTCAAAGGCAATCTCTTAAACCAACTAGAAGATGTCAAAAAATCCGCTTCGGTCGGGTCAGATCAACGGCTTCAGGAATACGAAGCTAAAATTGCCAAGATTGAAAAAGAAAAAAACGATATTAAACTTTAGGTTATCCAAGGCCAAGGAATCGCTCAAGCTTCGTTCCAAGATCAACGAGGCCGAGCGTGCAGGTTTCGAAGCCATCCTTAAGAACCGCCTAAAGTTCGACCTAGATGATAGCGGTCAGCTTGTAACCATGAACGCCAATGGTGAGCGCATCAAGTCCAAGGTTAAGGCAGGTGACTTCATGCCAGCCGATGAGGCCATCCAAGAGATAGTGAACGAGCTTGGATTGGGTGAAACAAACCCCCATGCCGGCAAACCTGCCCCTCAAGCTCCTGCCATGTTCGGCATGAACAACCGTACCCCACGACCAATGCCATCGGCTCAACCTCCAGCAATGGCTTCGGGCAAGCGCATCCATCCTCGCGCAACAAAATAAAGCTGTTTGTTTGTCTTGTTCAAAAGGCCGCTGATTATCGCGGCTTTTTTATTATATTTGCATTCGGTGCGTGCCACTGCAATAGTGTGGATTCTTTGTGCAGCCACTGCAATACCAGGGCAAAATCAAATAATTCTAAACTTTAATCCATACTAAACCATGTCATGTTCATCAACTTTGCTCGCTTGCCCCGATGTGCAGCTTGAGCTTAACAACTATTTCACAACTTGTAATATCGCTACCCTTGGCCGCGACTCGGCTTTCTTGGGTATGCTTACCAGCCCTGAGAACGTATCAGGAATCAACCAGGTAGTAAACCCAGGTGGTGCCAAAACCCGTACCGTAATCCTGCGTTACGACTCTGGTATCCCAGTTGCCAACGTAGAAGAGGTTACCGAGTGCAACTTGGACTGTGCCGCTACCAATCAAGGTGGTGACAACTCCGCTGAATACTCAATGGACATTTGCCAAAAGGTTAAATACGGCGAGTCATATTCAGTTTATGAATTGGCTAACATCTGCCGTTCCAACCAAGACTTTATCGCTGCACGTTTGAACGCTATGGCTGGTGCCATTGAGCAGAAGATTGCTCAAAAGACCGCTGAAGAATCAGTTTCTTTGGTAGGCGGTTGGGCTTCTGATGTATCCAACGTAACTGGTGCTGTTAAGGAAGTAGCCACTAAAAACGGCACTGCTTTAAACCCTTACTTCATGCCTGAAATCGACTTGGCTTCCAAGCAGACTGGCTACTGCGCTCCTATTGGAATCTTCGGAGGTTCTGAACTTTACCTTTCAACTGACTTGTTGAATGTAGGTTGCTGCGGTGTAGATGGCATGGACCTTATGGGTATCATGGGTCGTTACGGCAAGGTAGTTGCCTGGGATCCTTACATCGTTGATGCTTACGCTTCCAACAACTTGTCTTTGATGACTCAACTTGGAGCCATGCAGTTGCTTGTTTACACCGTAGGAACTGAAGCTTCTTTCAGCCCACTTGCTTCCGGTGCTTCCAGCAATTTCGAGATTATCCCGTTGACCACTCCTCGCTACGGCATCCCAGTTGACTTGATCGTTAGCAACAACTGCGGTCAGATCAGCATGACCATGCAGACTTCAACCAAGCTTGTTGCTTTGCCAACTGACTTGATCTGTTCTGGTCCATCAGCTGGTGTGAACTTCGTAAACTTAATCGGAGTTAACAACGCTTAATATTAGTTATCACCAATCAAAGGGGGAGGGTGACTTTGCCCTCCCTTTTTTTATATCTTAAAGCATGGACTGTTTCAAAGACCTTATACAAGTCAGGGACCTCTGTAACGTTCCTGCCCCCAAAAGCTCGATTTATATCGATGATGTCGGCGTAAGCTTGAACGATATCGAGAGTTTCATAACAAGTCAATACAGCACGGCTGAGCAGTATTTCAACGCAAGGGTAGACCATGCCGTGCGTGAGATGTCGCAGAACATTTACAACTTTTTCCAAGGAAATTACAACGCTGCAAGTCTGGTTGATTCGCATCGTTTAGGTATATATAACGGTTCGACTGTCCTCAAGCCAGGCGCGAATTACCGAGGCATCCAACTTAGCTTCAACCAATCTGATACGTTTTTTAAGGTATCAATCGGTGAGGTATCGCTTCAGATTAACCAGACCACGACTGTGACTATCGAGGTGTGGGACTTAAGGCAGAACCTTTTACTTGATACTATTGACATCGATACCGTTGCAGGACAGATTAGCACGGTCTACCTGCATAAGACTTATTACAGCTCCAAGCAGCCGATGAACATATTCATAGGTTACGATAGCACTGGAATTGATGCCTATTATACACAAATCAAATCGGGCCTTTGCTGCGGTAAGATTAGCTGCTCTAATACTTATCTATCCGCTTATGGTGTTGAGGTCGATGGAACTTTCCACGATGCCAACACATTAGGGCTGAACCATACCGCTGGCCTGTCCGTGGTTTATGACATCGCCTGCGACCACATGGGTTGGATTTGCTCCCATGCCGATAGCTTGGCTTTGCCACTAGCTTATAAGACCGCCGAGATTCTGGTGGCCGATGCGGCTTATAACACATCAGGTGAGCGAGCTACAAACCATCATACTGTCAACATCGAGCAGCTTAAGGAGCGTCATGCGTTCTATGTGAACAAGTATAAGGAAATCATGAGCAACTGGTTAGGTAACATGCAGCTGCCGGTGAATCGTTGCTTTCAATGCAATACACCTATAAGGCATAAGATATCCCTGCCATGACAATCGATGAGTTCAATTTGAAGCTAAAGCAGGCATTGGCTGAGATTCAGGCCAACGATGTACCGCTTCGATTGGCTGCTTATGGCTCATTGGCTGAAGTTTCTTTAAGGATATTTACCAAAGGTGGCAACGCTGATGGCGGTCAGATTGGTCAGTACAATTCAACCAATCCGATTTACCTGAACCCTAAGAAGTCATTTGGCGGATCAAAGCTTGGAACACCTAAAGGTAAGACTGGAGAAACCAAATTCAAGAATGGTAAACCTCACGTTACTGTTTACCTTGATTCTTATAAGGATTACAAGGCAGTCTTAGGTAAGCCCTCAGGTGGCGGCTTTGTTAACCTAGAGCTTAGTGGTGACCTAAAGTCAGACTTCGAAAATGGCAAGGTACCAACACCTCAGCAAGCTGGACCGCATGAATACTTTGTCAGCTTGAAACGACCTATTAATAACGATAAGCGAGACGGACTAGAGGCCAAATACGGTAAGATTTTCGCCCTGACTAATCAGGAGGTCGAGAACTTTATCGAGGACATTAAATTTGAATTCGCTAAAATATTCGGAAGCACCAAATGATAACAACCCTATTCTGCGATATCGCCGATAAGCTCAAGCTGACTGGTTACTTCCAGTCGGTTTATGAGTACACCGAAATAATCCAGCGTGCCGATGGAACGCTTCGCCCCATGTATTACAAAGGCCAAAAAGCAGGTTATATCGATGTCCAGAACTTCGATGTAAACGGCACGGCTTATATCCGTAAGCGCGGTAACGTATCGGTTCAGGTCGATCGTAACGCCACGCGCCTAAGCTCCTGCGTTGACTCATCCCGAATGGTGCTGGCTACGTTTCCGCTTCGATTGGTGGTGGCCGTTCCCAAGTCGCAGCTGGAAGATTCTCCCCTAGTCGATGACATCTTAGCGGCTGACCTTATCGGGGTGCTG